AGTCTTGAGAAGGAATATGCCGTGCTTGTTGCTACTGCACCTGTCCTTGATTCTGGTCGCCTATCCGATTTGGGGGAAGACTTTAAGAATGACCAAGATTTTGAGGTTCGGCTTGAGGCTTTGATAGCCACTATAGCCGGAAACTTGAAGAGAGAGAAAAATCCGCATGCGCGAACAATTTTGACAAATCGTCTTGTTGTTCTGCAAAAGTTGCGGGTGTCTCTCATGATGGCCCAAAAACGCGCTCCCTTGCGCGAAAAGCCTTATGGCGTCGCTATTTTTGGTGGCTCGAGTGTTGGTAAATCTCACTTGAATGCAGTTATTACTAAATTTTTGCTGCATGCTAATGGTTTTCCTAGTCGGAAAGAAAATGTCGTTACATTGAATGATAGCGATAAATTTCAATCTGAGTATCGTTCCCAACATACCGCTGTGTGTATGGACGATCATGGAAATACTAAGGCTGAACACTATGATACGCCTCCCACTGCAAAGATCATTGATTTTTTGAATAACGTGTCGAAAGCTGCATTAAACCCTAATGTTGAATTGAAGGGTAATGTGATGATTAGACCTAAATTGGTGACTCTGACTACTAATGTGAAGACTTTGATGGCTCACACATTTTCAAATGAACCCGTATCGATTTTACGTCGATTCAATGTTTTCCTAGATGTCAAATTGCGGCCTGAGGCGGTCGACCCCGAGACTGGGGGATTGGATGGTGATAAGGTTACCGGCATGTTCGATGATTGCTGGAGTATTGACCTTCAACGAGTTAAGATTGTCCGCGGAAGCGGAAACCAACCTGATACTTACACGTTCGAAGACATTGTTACTGACGCAACGTTGGTGCAGTGCTTGCAATTTATGCGATCTGATTCTGCCAAGTTTTATGCAAAGCAGAAAAAATTCGTTACTAAGACTTTGGATATGTTTGATCAGGACTTGTGTCCCCATTCTTACACTAAGGATTTTTGCCCTACATGCTCTAAACTTGATGTGCATGGGGATGAGGAATGGTTCAATGCGTGTGCTCCACTAGAGGACAGTCGTTTCGATGATGTTTTAAGTTCTCAAGTTGAAGAGACCATTAAGAACCATAATTCCGTAAAGTTTGCATTGCGTCAATGGTATAAAGATCGAAAGATTGAGACTATGGCCTTTACAACTGCCAAATATGAGGATTTAACTGAATTTCTTTGTGCTTATAGGAAAGAAGTTATGCTTGCAACGTGTGCTGCGATCGGTGTACCTATTGCTGTCATTACGTTCATTCGTCTTGTTCGACCCATTTTGCGTTTTCACACGCAAGGATCTGAAGAGACTCCTCCTGTTAAATTGGATACGGATGTTCCTAATCCTTGGAAGAAAGTTAAAGCCCTCGAGATTCCTAGATCCATTAAAGGTAATACCACGACACATAAGGATTTGGTTGAATTGATCGAGAAGCGTATTGCTCACATTTATCTCTATCCTGAAGGAAAGGGTGTTCGGAAACGATGCTGTGCTGTACCAATGGGTAATAACTTTTGGCTTGTCCCAGGGCATATGCTGGAAGAAGATGAGGTTTACTCTGTTGAATTTCAGACTACCCGACGAGATCAGTTAGGAAATAATTTTTCCTCTCGTTTCGACGCAAGTCGATGGGTGCGAGTAGGTTCGGACTTTGCACTTATTTGCATCCCGAACGGTATCCCGAACAAAGATCTTTCAGTCTTCCTTGTGGAAGATGGAGACTTCGAATTGTCCTCAGATCTGTTCGGTACGATGGTGTATAAGGATCCCGATGGAGTTGTCACAACCTCTGATGTCAAGGTTCTCGAAAAGAAAATCTTTGAATCAAAAGCGACTAGTTTCCCTGGTATTAGTTACAATTATCCAGAGGCGACTTTTCCTGGTTTGTGTATGGCTCCATTTGTACCAAAGTTACAACGTTCCCGTATTCTAGCGTTTCATTTAGCTGGAAGAAACGGGACTCGATATGGAGTTGCTGGTTTGTTATCACGCTCTGATGTTGAGAAAGGAAAAATCGCTTTGAGGCTGCAGTGCCCGGCTTTAGCTTGCCATTCTGAAGGAACTTTTTTGACCTCCAAATATGGTATTGACTTTGCGCCGTGCGATGAGCCATCCCCTCGCCATGCTATTAAGTGGCTTGAAGATAAAGATGGCTCCCAACCTGTTGGTGAGACTTACGGTGCTCACGACAAAGGTACCGTTAAATTTGTTTCGCAGGTGAGGAAATCACCGATATCTGACCATGTGGCCGATATTATGGGGTTACCCCGTATCCACGGGAAACCCGATTGCTACAAAATTAGCGAACACTGGAGTCGTGATTTGGATTTGATGACCCATCCAAAAGGTAATTTTGATCCGATCATCCTTCAACAAGCTTTTAGTGACCTGAAGGCGAAGTTTCATTCGTTCTTTGATAAGTATCCT